TCTAATCTAATGCGCATTCGCCTTTCAATTAGAACATCTACAGTATCACCGTCAACTACTCTAGTTATTTTAGCCTTAGTAGTAAACCCCTCTGGCGGTTCTTTCATAGCTATCTCTCTGAATACCTTATAAAAAAGACCCGTAGCGGGTAGGCTACGGGTCTGTAATTTTTAAGAACGACACTGGAAACTAATCAAGCACAGCATAGTAACGCTCACGTCTATTAGTATAGCTTAAGTTCATTATGATTACAAATAATGCTTGATGCTCGCGGGCTGGCTGGATAAGTGTCGCTCTAGCTCTTATAGGAGGGGCAGCTTTGTGCGCCGTCGCTTAGAACTCTATAAAATCCAGCAATAGATATACACTATATTTCTCACTAACTCGAAGAACTTTTCAGACTACTCACCAGTTGATTTAGATGCGACAGGTCGGGTTCGATAAAATTAACTTCAAGACCATTGCTAGACAAGAATTCATAAACTATGCGGTCTTCTTCGGTTTGACCGTGTGCCTTTGAGTCTTTTGGCACATACCACTCATGAACTCCGTTTTGCCACAGTAGTTTTGCGCAAGTAGCGCAGGGGAGATGGGTGATATAAGCCGTGTAATAATCCATATGTTTAACAATTAGATTGCTCACAGCATTAGCTTCTGCGTGAACCATAAACGGGTATTTTCCCGGTCGGGTTGTAGGGAGGGCGCTGTCATCCACGCCGCCGGGGAATCCGTTGTACCCAACTCCAACAACCGCATGCTGGCTATTAACTATAACGCAGCCCACTTGAGTCTGAGAGTCGTGACTTCTTGTGGAAACGTAGTAAGCAAGCCCAATAAAATAATCGTGCCAAGAGGGTCTATTTTGTCGAGGTTTCATAGGCTCGTTTCTTGTTCCTGTTCCGTCTCTCACTCTTTAAGCGCTTCCTGTCTCGCTTGCTCTTTTTCCTAATAGTCTTTCCCATTTTAAAAAGCCACAGCCGTTAAATATCTATAAGCACGAACACTAAACGAATACTTTTTTGTCAGCTTAGACACAACTAAATACCAGCCCCCATCTTCCATGTTGACTTCTGATATCTTTGTGGGAACTCTGGTTACGCAAAGGTCATATGTTTCCTCTACGCCGCTCGCGCTGTCAATATTTTTTCTGTTTAGCTCCTGAATAATTTCGTCATCAAACTTCTTGTAGGTATACTTCCCTCTAAATCCCAGCAGCTTACAGGTAAATTCCATGTGGCTAGCCGGGTCTTTTGATTTGTCAATTTCAATTATACTGTTCAAGTCTGACACCACCACTCCAGAACGGTCATATAGGGTTTTAAGAAAATAAGCATCTTCTATAAGCTTATTCTTGTGTTCGTCTGGCATATTGAGAGGGCTTCCGGTTTTCCCTTTATACATATGGCTCAGTATTCTTTCAAAAGGCTCTTGCCAGTCCTTTAAATCTTCTACCCGTATAGCTTTGTCCATTATGGCTCCAGTATTTCTAGTCCATGAATACAGTGACGCATATCCTCTTCTAAACCAATCTCTTTCTCAAACTTCTTTGTTTTCATGTCAAACATAAGAACTCTAGCCGGTGAAGAGCCTACAAAAATGTAGTTCTCCAATCTAGCCAATCCTCTGTTCCAGTTATTTTCAGCTATATCATCGGCATAATATTTAACTGACTTAGAACGGGGGACATCAGTAGTTTCGCAAATAGAATTTCTAATAACCCCCAATTTATTCCAACCCGTTAAGTTAACGAGATTAAAATTATCGTATTCATAGAAATTATGCTGGAAGCTTTTAGCGTTTTGAATTATGGGCATTGACTCGACGACACTCATGGTGTCAAAGTCATATAGATGTGTGATTAATCCACCAACTACCAGCCTATCGGAAAAGGAGGAAATTGAATTAATATGGAAGCTGTCGTTTTCCTGAACTTTAGACACGTCTGTCAGGTGTTTGCCCGTAAGAATTTTGTAATCGCTTTGGCTTTCACCTAATATTTGATAGATGCCAACGACGTTAAAGTCTAGGTCTACCTGCACTATACAATCTATTGCCGTAGAGGTGACCCAAATAGAACCGGCGAAAAAGCATATCTCGTGAATTGAACGAAAAGCCTCGCGGTCTTCAAGCCTTTTGACTACTTCAAAAGTTTCTTTGTCTAGCTCGATAAGGCTAGTGGCACTGGCAACGATAATTCTATCGTCGAGAACACATATTCCTCTAAGGCCACGCTCGCCACCTCGCTCGTTGTCATTGACAAATTTCTCGTCGTAGGGAGCGTAATGAATTACGCGCTCTTCTTCTACGTCGATAACATAAAGCCCACCGTGGTTAGAGCCATGTTCAGCAGCCCTAACCACGGTGGTACAGATAATCTTCATTTAACCTAACCTATGATGCTCTAAGGCTATCCCCGACAATCCAAGCGCCCCCCAATAGGACTACATGGTTAACTTGTTCGGGTGAAATGCCAGTGCCAAGACCGTCGAATATCACAAATACAACGCCCCCAACAGCGACCCAAAATCTGCGTGATGAGAATAGACCGGACAGTTTACTTACGTTTAGCATCGTTGTTGCCTCTGTGGTGATTATGTTTGAATAGTACCGGAAACTTCACAGAGTCCTTTGTGAGCTTGATTCCTTCACTTGATTTTGTTGCCCCTCCTTCTATCGGTAAAGATAGAATCTCCTTTAGCGTAGGGGTAGGCGCAGCTTCATCAACGGACCATAGAATTCCCTCCCTTTGTGCGTACTCTCTAATCCTTCTAACGGGCACTATAAGATTGAAAGTTTCTCCCGCACCTCTAACCAGCATTCCCACGTATTGTCCCGCCTTATTTCCCGACCTCTCTGATAGAAAAACGCCACCGCCACTGGACCCCGGAAATGCCGTAACCGTCGTTTGGTCAAAAACTACACCATCGCCAGTACCCAAGTCAAGAACTCTTCCTATCTGAGATATTATACCCCTCGTCAGGCTGTTCGAGCCAGTTTGGCCAAGCAAACTTCCCACATGGTATAATTCTGTACCAATAGCCACCGGCTTGCCAGTGTCATTATAGAAGGTTACAGATTTGTCAATAAAGCCCTTCTTTCTAACCATCAGAAGAGCTAGGTCTTCTCCGTTTTCAGAGTCGCTATATTTAATAACCTTGGCTTCCATCTTGACCTCGCCAACGCGACGGCCATCTTCGACTAACTCCTGAACGATTTGAGCATCCTTAAATTCAACAATCTTAATTGGCCTACCATCCTTGATTACTGTTCTAACAGACCTTAAATTGTCGATTACATGTGCTGCCGTCCAGATAAAATTTACCTTTGCCGTTAGCGGTTTGCCTTTGGAGTCTATGGCAATGGGAATAGTTCGTGTAATAATTACTCCAGAACCCTCTCCACCCCCGCTCTTGACTGTTACAGAAATGTCTTGCAAAAGCTGAGAAATCTCTTTTACAGATTTGTCTTCTGCCGAAGTGTGTGTGGGCAGGGATAAAATGGCAGCGGCCATTAAAGCGATTAGAAATTTCATGGTAGGCATCCTTCCTGTGTAAAAAAAAGATGGCCCCCCTTCGGGGGCCATCAAGTAGAAATCGAATTAATTACCCTATAACCTCTCCACCATTACCCTGCATCTCTCTTTCGAGTACACGGTTGGGTGAATTGGGGTCATTGTCTTCTACGCCGGGAGCAACCGGAACATTAGGAGTTGCAATCGGACGAAGCTCGTCTTCAGTAAATTCACTACCAAGAGCAGGATGCTTAATCCATTCGATGGTAGGAATGTGGCTGACATCATAACTGCCGAAGTCTTCAGTTGTCAAGAAGAAGGCGTCCCCTTCGTCGCTGAAGACCTTTTCTGCTGTAGCAATAGGAACTCTGAATAGTTCTACGCACATAAGCCTGTAGCCTTCGCGGAAGAGCTTCTTCATTTCCTTAGCCGTAGGTTCTGACCAATCGTTGCCCCAAGTGTTTTCACTTAGCTGGGCGATATTGCTGAGACCCTGAAGACATAGCTCAATCCATCTACGGCAGTAGTCATTCTTTACATCGAAGTAACGAATTGGATAAAGCTTGAAAGCCCGTCTCTCGTGACTGATGTGATGAGCCTCAAGTCTTTCCATGTTGTCTCTCTTGGTGTTTGTGTCAATCAGATTGCACAAACGGACAAACATGTTGTGATGATGCTTCACCGCGCCAAGCGTTGGAGGGCCGGGAACGAAACAGTCGGTACGAACCGAAAATGCCTGTAGGTGTTCGCCAACCTTTTCAAACAGGCGAGCCAAGGCAAGATTCATGGTTTCTTTGTTGTCCCCTACGTTGGGGATGGCCCACTTTACACCCTTAAACATGTAAGGGAGAATTGCGTCGTGGGTGGGAATGATAAGATTATCTGCCATTTAAGGAACTCCTTATTCTATGTTAAATTTTTCTTTTAGGCGCTGACGAATAAGTGTATCAAGCTGCCCCATCGTCATGGTTTGGTCGTTTCGATACTCATTAGTCAATTCACCAATAACCGTCATAATCTGCTCTGATGTTACCGTTTTTCTAGTGCTAAACGGTATATTAATAAACTGTGGTGGAAGTCCATGGACCGGTTGTGGCTGCTGATAATATGGGGTTGCTACGTTTACAGGCATCCCATATCCAGCAAACCCAGAATTAGGCCCGCTCTGTCCTCTCTGCGAATCGTCAATTTCATTGCTTGTTTGAGGTTGAGGGCATTCATCAGGAGGCATTATATATTCATTTGCATGCTTGTGTTTATGAATATGTTCGTGTCGATGAACATGCTCTTTTGGGCCATCATCCAAGCTTGGAGGATGCGAAGGCCCCATGTTATCATACCCTTCTTCTCTATCTAAATCTTCATTATCTTCATCCTTTTTCTTTTTTCTTCGTCTTCTGTTGAGTAACAACGGAACTCCGTATTTTAACGCCAACAT